GAAGATTTACCTGAAGAAGGTCAACAAATCTTTGGTAGACTGCAACGATTAAATCAAAAGAAAGCTAATGTTGTGCTTGACTTGGAAGAGTTACAAGCAGGTATTAATTTCTTTTCAAATAGAATCGTAGCCATTTATAATGATGAAGATTCTTCAACAGAAGAAACACAATCAGATTTAAACACAGAAGAAAATTAGATTGTTTTAAACTTTGGCTAGGCATTACTGTGTATAATGTCTAGCCTTTTTTATGGATACCATATATGAATAATAATGAACGTAGTGCTTTTTACAAAACAAGACAGCCTTGTAATGACTGTAATAGTAGTGATGCTTTGTGCATCAACGAAGACAGGTCAACCAAGTGTTTTAGCTGTGGAAAGTTTACTCCTAAACCAAACGTAGTACCAATGAATAATAACTATACAGCCCCACCCACAGTACCACCAACAGAGACAGTTCATAATGGAACTTATGCAACTCTTTCTGATAGAGGAATTTCAAAAGAGACAGCTACTAAGTATGGTGTCAAAGTTGTGTATGATTCTCAAGGTGTCTTGGCTCAACACAGATACCCTTACTATATAAACAACGAACAAACAGGTACAAAAATAAGGTACGTTAAAGATAAAAACTTTAAGTTTGAGGGTACAACAGCAGGCACAGGTTTGTTTGGACAGCAACTCTTTAAAGAAGGTGGTAAATATTTAACCATTGTTGAAGGGGAGTGTGATGCTATGGCAGGCTATGAACTCTTAGGTTCTAAGTGGGCAGTAGTATCCATTAAGAATGGAGTTCAGAGTGCGGTCAGAGACATCAAAGAAAACATAGAGTACGTAGAAAGTTTTGACAATATAGTTATTTGTTTTGACAATGATAAGCATGGCATCGAAGCATCACAAAAAGTAGCGAGCATCATCAAGCCACGTAAGGCTAAGATAGTTACGATACCTAATGGTCATAAAGATGCTAACGATATGCTTCGTAAAAACTTATACAAAGAATTTACACAGTCTTGGTGGGACGCTAAAGTTTATACCCCTAGTGGTATTATCAGGGTGTCTGAAAAGCAACAAGACTTTTTAGAAAGAGAAAAGAAAAGTAGTGTAGCTTATCCTTGGCATGGTCTTAACAAGAAACTTATAGGCATGAGACAAGGAGAGTTACTTACCCTAACAGGTGGTACAGGTCTTGGTAAGTCTTCGGTTACAAGAGAGTTAGAGCATTGGCTTATCAATCAGACAGAAGATAACGTAGGTGTGATTGCTTTAGAAGAAGATTGGAGAAGAACAGTTGATGGAATCTTATCTATTGAAGCTAACGACAGACTTTATATAGATGATATAAGAGACAAGTATAAAGAACAAGACTTAATAAAAATGTACGACAAAACATTTAGTAACGACAGAGTATTTATACACTCTCACTTTGGAACAAATGACATAGAAGATATATTCTCTAAGCTTCGCTATCTTATTGTAGGTTGTGATTGTAAGTGGGTAGTAGTTGACCATCTTCATATGCTTGTTAGTTCTATGACTGATGGAGATGAACGTAGAGCTATTGATAATATTATGACTAGGCTTCGTAGTTTAGTAGAAGAAACAGGAGCAGGTATAATACTTGTCTCTCACTTACGTAGAGTGCAAGGAGACAAAGGACATGAGAACGGAGTTAGTGTTAGCTTATCTCACTTAAGAGGGTCTAATGCTATTGCTCAACTATCAGATTGTGTGATTGCTTTAGAAAGAAATCAACAAGCAGAAGATGAGTTAGAGTCTAGGACAACAAGACTGCGTGTGCTTAAGTCACGTTACACAGGGGATGTAGGAGTAGCAACCGCATTAGTTTATGATAAAGATACAGGTAGACTATCCGAAGAAGAAGATTCAGAAATATTGAATAGTTTTAGTTCAGATGATATAATACCTTTTTAGGAGAAGATATGGAGTTAGTATTTGACATTGAAACAGATGATTTAGATGCCACAGAAATACATTGTATCGTGGCTATAGATGAAAACAATAAACAGTATACCTTTGACATCATAGATGATAATATTTTAAAGGGTCTCGACTTCTTAGCAGAAGCAGACAAACTAATAGGACACAACATTATAGGTTTTGATATACCTGTAATAAAAAAACTACATGGTATAAATTTATGGAGTAAAAATAAAATCATAGATACTTTAGTCTTGTCTCGTTTGTTTAATCCCGTTAGAGAAAAAGGACATTCGTTAAAAGTTTGGGGGTCTAAGTTGGGTGTTGCAAAAGATACACCACCCGAAGACTTTACTGTGTACACTAAAGATACATTAAAGTATTGTATTAAAGATGTAGTTCTTAACAAGGCTTTGTTTGAGTATCTTAAAAAAGAATCAGCAGGGTTTTCAAAGAGTAGTATAGAGTTAGAACATCATGTTACTTACATACTTGAGCAACAAAAAGTAAATGGATTTAAAATAGATATCAAACACACAACTAATTTATTATCTGAATTAAATTTTAAAATAAAAGAAGTCCAAGATAAAGTTCACAATACATTTAAACCTAAGTGGGTGGACATCAAAGAAGTAAAGCCTAAGTTAAAACAAAACGGAATGCTTTCTAAATCAGGCTTAACAGATTATGAGTATGAGGATATAAAGTTATCAGGTAACATGAAGCCTTTTATGAGACAAGATTTAGTAGAGTTTAATCTGGGTTCTCGTAAACAAATAGGAGAATATTTAATTAGTTTTGGGTGGAAGCCTAAGAAGTTTACACCTACAGGGCAACCTATTGTTGATGAAGGAACTCTTAAAAAGATTATTCATATTAAAGAAGCAAAACTTATAGCAGACTTCTTATTATATCAAAAAAGAATTGCACAAATTAGTTCTTGGTTAGACTCCATTAAAGCTGATGATAGAGTGCATGGTTCTGTAGTTTCTACAGGAGCAATAACAGGTAGGATGTCTCATAGAAGTCCTAACATGGCTCAAGTACCTAGCGTAAGTAGTCCTTATGGCGAAGAATGTAGAGCATGTTGGATTGTAGACGAAGGACATAAGCTAGTAGGTATAGATGCTAGTGGTTTAGAATTAAGATTGTTGGCACACTATATGGCTGACGAGGAGTATATAAATGACATTATCAACGGAGACATTCACACAACTAATCAAGAATCTGCAGGACTTGAATCAAGAAATCAGGCTAAAACATTCATCTACGCACTCATTTACGGAGCAGGAGATGAGAAACTTGGTACAATCGTGCAAGGAAATAGAGCTGATGGCAAACGACTTAGAGAATCTTTTATCAATAATAACCCTGCATTCAAAACTCTTAGAGACAGAGTTGAAAGAGCGTCTTCGAGAGGATACTTAAAAGGATTGGATGGACGCAAGATATTTATTAGACACAGACATGCTTCTTTAAATACATTGTTGCAAGGAGCAGGAGCAATCGTTATGAAAAAAGCCTTGACTATACTAGCAGATATGTTAGACTTACAAACTATCCCTGCTAGAATAGTTGCTAACATTCATGACGAATGGCAGATAGAAGTTCCCGAAGCTCAAGCGAATGGAGTAGGTGCACTAGCAGTACGCTGTATAGAACAAGCATCTAGCGAATATGATTTACGATGCCCACTAACGGGCGAATTTAATATAGGAGATAGTTGGTATGAAACCCACTAAAAAAGAAGAATATAATTGGAGTTATAGCAAAACTAATTCTAAAGGTGAAGCTGTTTTTAGACACGACACAGAAGAAGATTTTAATTTTGTTACAGATTTTTTAGATAAAAAAAATATTGAGTATGAAAATAAACTAACAAGTACTATGTTATGGATTTATTATAACAATAAAACATATTCATACTACCCAACAACGGGCAGATGGGGAACAAGAGCTAATCATTATTCAAAACATTATCACTCCAAAGGAATTGAAGATTTTTATACAAGATTTTTAATACCCGTTAAAAATTATTCTGTTAATGAAAGTATAGAAAGTGTAGAAAAAGTTTTACATAAAAATGAAATTGATTATGTTAAGAAAAACAAAACTTTAATACTTACTACTAAACTTATTCCACGACAAGATGGACGAGGTAATAGAAAACAATATTCATATCATTATGAAGTAGGAGGACAATGGAGACCTATTAAAAAAGGAGTTGATAAAAAGAGATTTTTTAATTCTGGAGGAATAGAATTATTTTTAAAAAAATATTTCTTAGACATAAGAACAAACAAAACATTTACATAAGAGGATAATATGAAACCAACAAAAAAAGATAGAAAGAAGTTTGATTTAGATTTACAATATGGTAGCATCCGTGAGGATAAAATAGCAGACATGCTTACCAATAAAAAAATAGAAGTTAAATCCGAGAGAGACATCTGGCAGAAGTCAGGTAACATTTGCATTGAGTACGAGTCTTGGGGTAAGCCCTCAGGAATTAGAGCAACCGAATCAGACTATTGGTTTCATAACCTTTGTATTGGTAAGGATGAATTCTGTACTCTTGTTTTTAAAACAGATACACTTAGAAAGATAGTAGACAAACTAGATACATTTAAAACTGTATCGGGTGGAGACAACAACGCTAGTCGTATGTTCCTTGTGAACTTACAGAAGTTATTTTCTTCTGATGTTATCAAAGCTTTTAAAGAGATTAAAGATGAAAAAGAAACAGACAAAAAAGTTGCCTAAACTAGATACGCTTGTAGAAGATATCTATAAAACGATAGGAGTTTTATCAGAAGATAAGGCTCTTAACATATCAGACGAAGACTATGAAAGGTTTGGTCAAGATATGAGTGATGCTTTAAAGGGGTGGGCAACCCCTCAGCCTAGACCTAAGGGTGGCTTAAGAATGTCTAACATCGGTAGACCATTAAGAAGATTGTGGTATGATTTAAATCTTAGCGGAGAACATCAAGAAAAAATTGACCCACCGACTTTCATTAAGTTTTTGTATGGTCATCTGTTAGAAGTGTTGTTACTTTTCTTTGTTCGTTTAGCAGGGCATGTTGTGTCTGCAGAACAAAAAGAAGTATCAGTAGAAGGTATTAAAGGACACATGGATTGTGTTATAGACGGGGAAGTTATTGATGTAAAGACTGCATCAGGCTATGCTTTTAAGAAGTTTAAAGAGGGTACACTCGCACAGAACGATGCCTTTGGATACTTACCACAGTTAGCAGGGTATGAGGAAGCAGAGCAGACTACTGAGGGAGGTTTCTTAGTAATGAATAAAGAAACAGGGGAACTAACCACGTTCATACCTGATGATTTAGATAAGCCTAACATCATACATAAAATAAAAGAAGTAAAAAAAGCTGTTTCCCTTGACAGTCCTCCGACTAGGTGCTATAATACTATAGCAGAGGGTGTATCAGGTAACATGAAATTACCTATGGGATGTCACTACTGCCCTCATAAATTTACTTGTTACGCAGACTCTAACGAAGGTCAAGGCTTACGGACTTTTGCGTATGCCAAAGGCAATGTATATTTAACTAATGTAGAAAAACTACCTAATGTAAAAGAAATAATATGAATGGGAAACAATCTAAACGATTAAGACAACAAGCAAAAGAATTAACAGTAGAGTGGATTCATTCTTTATTACCTGAAAAGGAAGCAGCTAAAGTAAACTTAACTAATTTTCAAGACCACATGCCTGACCAAACTCATGTCTATGCTAACAACAAAATTATGTTGTCTGCTTACTCAGAAAAATGGTTTGTCAAACAATTAAAAAAGGATTTTTATGAAAAGAGGATATAGAAAACCAAGGAAGATTAGACCTGTAGAAAAAGATTTACCTAAGGGATATGATTCAGGTTGGGAGTACAAGCTACACATTGATAAGCTTTGTAAGTGGTCACACCACTCAGACAAAGTTGAGTATGTCATAGAGCATAAGTATGAGCCAGACTTTACTAAAGTATTTAATGGGACAGAATATTTATTAGAAGCTAAGGGAAGGTTTTGGGATTACAACGAGTACAATAAATACATTTGGATTAGAAAATCTTTGAAGGCTAATCAAGAATTAGTCTTCTTGTTCTCTAGTCCTAGCTCTCCTATGCCCCAAGCTAAAAGAAGAAAAAACGGAAGTAAACGAAGCCACTCAGAGTGGGCAGAAAAAAATAACTTTAGGTGGTTCTCTGAACACACACTACCTAAAGAATGGATAGAATAATTATGAAAGAAGATTTAGTAAACAGTCCTCCTCACTACAATCAAGGTGGTGTAGAGTGTATAGAAGCAATAGAGTCTATGCTATCAGTAGAAGAATTCATCGGCTACCTACGTGGTAACTCTTTAAAGTACCGATGGAGGTTTCGTTATAAGAATGGACTACAAGATTTAGAAAAAGCTAAGTGGTACGAAACAAAACTAGAGGAGTTACTAAACAGTAAGAATGATTACATCAAGGAAAAGAAATGATTAAAGATAAAGTCGGTACTAAAGAATATTTAGGAATACAAATTGATTACGACAAAGAAAATAAATTAAATAAATTTAGTATAGATACTTTAAAGGACAGGTATCTTTACGAATCAGCAGGAGAAACACATGCACAAGAAGCCTTCGCAAGAGCCTCAGTCTTTGGAGCAACATTCAAAGGGGTCACAGATTTTGCTTTGGCTCAGAGACTTTACAACTACAGTTCCGATTTATGGTTCATGTTTAGCACTCCTATTCTTAGCAATGGGGGAACAAATAGGGGTCTACCTATTAGCTGTTTTCTCAATTACGTACCTGATAGTCGTGATGGGTTATCTGCTCACTATGATGAGAACATATGGCTCGCAAGTTCAGGTGGAGGTATTGGTGGATATTGGGGAGATATTAGAAGTAATGGCATCGCTACTGCTAACAATAGTCGTTCTACTGGTTCAATACCAT